CGCAATCAAGGATGTAACACAAGATTTTCCTATCAGCCTTGATAAAGTGGTGCAGGCTTTGAAGAACGCACAGTTCGGACAGATTGAAATTGATCTTATAACAAGGTGCTTATCCTTTAATGATATTGCAGAGTAAGAAAGGCGGTGTGATCCATGAGTGAAACGAGTTTGAAGCCTGTAATTGATAAACTTGAAAATTTATTTTCAAAATTCAATGAAAAGTTCTACGGTGGGGAACTTCAAAAGGCGATTATCACAGTAAGCCCCGACACAACAAAGGGTGCTTACGGATGGTGTACCGCTTGGAAAGCTTGGAGCAATCAAGAGCCGAAAAAGATTTCTGATCTGATATGAAGCCGGAAGAAATTGAAGCGGCAAAATCAGAAGGGTTCTATGAAATCAATATTTGCGCTGAATATCTTGCCCGCCCCTTTGAACAGATTTGCGAAACCCTTTTACATGAAATGGTTCACCTTTACAATCTGCAAGTTGGGGTTCAGGACACAAGCCGCAGCGGGACTTACCACAATAAGAAATATAAGGAAGCCGCTGAACAGCATGGGTTGACCGTTGACAAGGATTCAAAGTACGGTTGGACGAAAACAAGCCTGAATGATGAAGCAAAAGCCTTTGTTGAAGGGCTGCAAGATAAGAAGTTCCAGCTTTTCAGGAAACCTTCCTTCAATATGGGTGGTTCTTCCAAAACCAAACAATCTACCCGCAAATATGTTTGCCCCATGTGCGGCTGCATTATCAGGGCAACCAAAGAAGTTCATGTGATATGCGGTGATTGTGATGTAGAGTTTGAGGAAGCGGAGTAAAACCCGCTTCCCGGAAAGGATGGTGAATATGAGATATTACAGCACACAACGCCCGATTGTGCCGGGAAGTTTCCCTAAACCGGAAGGAAACACGGTTGAACGGATTGTAAATTTCCCCGCCAAAACCTATGTGGATGAAATTTGGAAACAGGCTTGGGGATATATCGACTATGAAAAACCCCTTTCTGAAAAAGATGCTTCCGATTATGAGTTGACACAAGGCGGGGCTTATCACTAATACAGCCGAAACCGGGGAAGCCCGGTCACACGGAAATGACCGTCCGTGTCTGATGATGGCAGGTCAACGGCACTTTGAAAACTGAATCTATCCGGCAGCGGCTTAGTCAACCGCAAGGGGTAACACTGTAAGTCCCCTGTATAAGTGCCGTACAAATTCAAGTGAAAGGAATGGTGATACGATGGCATACGATTATTCTAAGCTTAACGGGCGAATTGTAGAAAAGTGTGGTACACAAGCTGTATTTGCCGACAGAATGGGACTTTCTGAAAGAACAGTATCTTTGAAGTTAAATAACAAGGTTGCTTGGAAGCAGCCGGAAATGCAGAAAGCGGCTGTGATCTTGGAATTCCCGGAAACGGAAATTCAGACATATTTTTTTACTATGAAAGTTCAAAATAATTGAACTTACGAAAGGCGGTGAATAGGATGAAGAAAGTGATTGCAGCGTGTATTGAACGAATTCTTGATTTTGATACCCCGGAAGAAGCGGCAGCTTACATTGAGGGGTTGAGAAATAAAAAAACCGAATTTGTCATTGTTTCCCGTGAGGAAGTAGGCGGCAAGTATCGTGTGAGGGTCAAAGAGCAGTACAACAAAAGCCCGATGATTCAGGATTAAAAGAAAGGATGAAGTGAAAATGAGTTTTGCAGAAAAATTGAAAGCCCTTATGAAAGAACTGGATTTATCACAGTCCAAACTTTCAGACCTTACCGGGATTGGGAAATCTTCGATCAGTCAGTATCTTTCCGGTAAGAATGAACCTTCCAAAGACAGGAAGAAGGAAATTGCCCGTAAATTGGGAGTTCAGGAAGATTATTTTGACACCTTTGAAGCCGCTGCAACGGTTCAGCATAACGGTGTTTTCAATCTTCCGGTTACGATGGCAGCTAAATTGATGGGGAAATCCAAAGAGTGGGTAAAACAGGGTTTGCGGGATGGTGTTTTCCCGTGGGGTTATGCCGTGAAGCTTACGAATTGGAGTTACTTTATTTCTTCCGTCAAGTTTACAGAATACACAGGGATCAAAGTTCCTATGAAGTTAGAAAGCGAGGGTTAAGAGAATGAGCGAAACAGGAGTTATCAGAGGATTCAAAGTGTTCAATCCTGATTGGACTTGCAGAAATAAACAGTACACTTGCCCCGGTGCATTTGAAGAAGATGTTACCCCTTCCGTATGTGATAGAGGGATGCACTTCTGTAAGAAAGCGGCTGACTGCTTCAATTATTACAGTTTCAACCCGGAAAACAAGGTTGCGGAAGTGATTGCCCTTGCTGAACGCACCGTTGAAGATGGCGACAAATGCGCCACAAATTACCTTGAAATTGTCCGTGAAATCAGTTGGCAAGAAGTTCTTGAAATTGTGAATACGGGAAAGGGTTGCACCGGACTTTGCAACAGCGGCAACCGGAACAGCGGCGATTGGAACAGCGGCAACCGGAACAGCGGCGATTGCAACAGCGGCAACCGGAACAGCGGCAACCGGAACAGCGGCGATTGGAACAAGTGCAGCTTTTCCAACGGATGCTTTAATACGGTTGAACCAAAAATTTACCTGTTCAATAAGCCGTCTGACTGGACTTATAGGGATTGGCTGAATAGCGATGCCCGTTATCTTCTGAATCAGATTCCGGGTGATGTTCTTGAATATGTGTGGTTCGAGGATATGACGGATGAAGAAAAGACAGCACACCCGGAAGCCAAAACCACAGGTGGTTATCTGAAACAGCTTGACAATTCCGAATGTGGTTCTATTTGGTGGCGTGGGCTTAATGACTATGAAAAATCCATTATCAAGGCAATTCCGAACTTTGACAAGGAAATCTTCAAAGAGATCACCGGGGTTGATGTTGATATGGAATAAGGGGGTGCTGATATGCAGCTATTTCCCCACCAACAAAGAGCCTTGCGGGAAACAGAGAAATTCAACCGGGTTGCCTATTACCTTGATATGGGGTTAGGGAAAACCTTTGTAGGCAGCGAAAAGGCGAATTCATTTCCTGAAAATATCATTCTGATTTGCCAAAAATCAAAAATTCAAGATTGGGTTGAACATTTCCGGCAGTATTACCCTATGGGGGTGTTTGATCTGACGAACAAAAAGCAGTTTGAAGAATTTCAAGGCACAGTCGGAAGATTTGTAGGTGTGATTAACTACGATTTAGTGTTCAGGCGTTCATATTTTGCCCATATAAGCGGTTTTACCCTTGTACTTGATGAAAGTTCCATTATCCAAAATGAAACCGCTAAACGGTCAAAATTTATCCTGAAAATGAAGCCTAAAAATGTGATCCTTCTTTCCGGCACACCAACAGCCGGGAAATATGAAAAGCTTTGGTCGCAGCTTCACCTATTGGGGTGGGAAATCAGCAAAGACCTGTTCTATAAGCAGTATGTTGAAATCGAGTGGATCGAGGATCACAACAGCGGATTCAGGATTCCCCAAATTGTGGGTTATAAGAATGTTGACCGCCTGAAACGGAAGCTGGCTGAACACGGGGCAATTTTTATGAAGTCGGAAGAAGTCTTTGACCTTCCTGAACAGGTGATTATCCCGGTGTATTCCAAACCAACAAAGGAATACAGAAAATTCATGCGGGATGCAGTTATTACCATTGATGGGCGGGAATTTATCGGGGACACCATTCTTTCAAAGCGGATATATGCCCGGATGATGTGCAGCTATTTGAATAAAGGACGGGTGGCAGCCTTTAAGGATTTGGTGCAGTCCACGGAAGAACGGTTGATTGTGTTCTACAACTTCAATG